ATGCTCTTAAGAACTTAGACCATGTAACTAAGATGTTACGTATAGAAGAAGATCTTACTGCTAAGATGATTAAGATTCTGAAACTCGATATAAAAAAGGAGACTAAATAAATGTTTTTACTACTGCTATTTCCGTTAATGTTTGGTGTTGTTAATGCTGATGCACTTAATAAGTTTAAAGAGGAGCAAGACAAAGGTGCTGAGTGGCACTATGTAGGTGAGCAAGATAAAGATATTAATGCTAAGTCTATCGCTATCAATGGTAAGATTTATTATAAACTAAAGTGGAAGGAATAAATTATGTGGGGAACTCACTTGATTGAAGAACGTATTGAGAAAGAAATCCAGAAAGGATTTGATAGCCCTGTTAATGGCTGGGTTATGTCAGAGATCTTAGAATTATTCAAAGGTAATGATCGTGATTATGCCAGAGAATATTTCTTAAAACGAAGTAACATAAAAGAAACTTCTTAGTAGAGTATCTTACGATACTAAGAAGTTTCATTTAAAGGGGAATAAAAATGAACGCAAGAGACTACCATGCTAAACAGCTTAACATAATTAAGACTACAGTTATGGATGCTTGGGCAGACCCTGTGATAGATGATATATTTAACACAGATATACATGAGATGAGTACAGAGCAACTCGTAGAGATTGTTGAACGTGATGTACTTGAATTTAAAAATGATTACAAACAATGGAGTGACACAAATGTTCGATCATAGTCAATTAGGTTTTAAGGTTGAGAAGTTCCCACTAATTAATGAGTATCAGTCTGGCTTTATGACAGAGCAAAGTACTATACCATCCAGCATAGGTGTAGGCATCAGACGAGTGGACAATAAGCAACCACTAGGCATAGTCTCAGACAAGTATGAGGTAGTGCAGTACATGGACATCGTAGATGGTGTTGAGCAAGCAATAAGTAAGTCTGGTATGGATCTAACTGATGCCAAGTTTGCTACTAATGTGTATGATGACGGTGCTAAGATAGAACTTACTGCTAAGTTTCCTGCTCACCAAGTAGCAGTAGGTATATCAAAAGGTAAGGCTGATGATGTCATACCTGAGTTTAAGTTTCGTACCAGTCAGAATAGAACATGGGCTAACAATGGGATGATGGGGCTATGGCGTAGTGCTTGCTATAATACCTTAGTGTCTGGTGATAAGCTGGCTTATGTCTATGGTAGACACACCAAGAACTTTAACATAGATAGCTTTGCTACTAAGATACAAAATGCTGGTGAGTTTATATCTGGTAATGGTCTTACTGAGATGCGTGAATGGTATGGTACTAGGGTTAGCAGGGATCAAGCCATTAACTTATTCACTAAGACATTAGCCAAGCGTACTGATAACGTGACAAAGAAAGAGGTAGGCAATAAGGTAATGCTGTCGAACCTCATGAAAATATTCGATGAAGAGAACCGTCACCTACATGGTAAAGGTAACTATGAAAAGTATGGTAGTCTTACTGAGGGTACTATGTGGACAGCCTATCAAGCCGCAACCTCATGGTCTACTCACGTTGAGGGTTACAGTACTAACCGTAAGCAATCAAGAGCTTACAATGCTAGGCCAATGAGAGAAGATAGAGTACGTAAGATGCTTGGCTCTGATACATGGAAGGACTTGTTAGTTGCATGAACTGCTGGCATTGTAACAGTGAGCTAGTGTGGGGTGGTGACCATGACATAGGACATGAAGATGATACCTATGCTATGGTCACTAACTTGAGTTGCCCTAAGTGTGAGTGTATAGTAGATGTATATAAACTAAAGGAGAAAGAAGATGTTTGACTATGCTAAGTTTGGTCACATGACTAAGCAAGAACTGCTACTTAATCTTAAGCAGTACGATGGTACTGGTATAACCTATAAGATTTGTGACCCTGACTTTGATGGGGATGATCAGACTATAGTCTTTTCATTTAGTAAGGAGGAAGATGATGGCAAACAATTGGACATGCTCTAACTGTGGCTGTGTGCATTGGGATGAGTTAGTACCTATCTCATGTATCATGTGTGACAACGACATCTTTCATGACAGCCCTGATAAATTCTATAAGAAAGACTTTGAAACTCAAACCAACTATGTAAAGGATAAAGAAAATGAAGATAGTTAAAATGCCACAGACAATAGTTAAGTGGGGGCATGAAGATGTCACTATGCTTGAGCTATTTAAAGAGTTAGATAAGCTTGTTAGTAATCCTGTTAGAAATATGCATGAGATGGATGGAGATATGTATATGTCTGACTATCATAGTCTAGGCGAGGCTCAATGGAAGATATCAAACACTCTTGAGTTACTCAAGAAGAAGTATAACGATGTCTGACTATGTAACAGGACGTATACCTGTTATTAAAAATAGGATAGCCGACTGTATCTTTACTGCCAATGAAATTAAATCTATTGGTATACGTGAACATAACAATCCTTACATCAAAGATAAATGTAATGGACTAATTGAAACTTTAAAAAGAATATCAAAGGAGATAGATAAGCTATGATTAAAGAAGGTAAAGTATGGGGTCAGACTATACCCTTGTTACAATCTACTGGTGTAGAGATACATCGTATCAACATAGAGCTAGGTGGGTACTGTTCTAAACATGCACATCAATCTAAGTTCAATGCATTCTATGTAATCTCTGGTGAGCTAGAGATCAAGAGATGGAAGGAGTATAAGTTAATAGATAGTACATGGTTAAATGCAGGTGATCTATCTATTGTACCAGCAGGTGAGTACCATCAGTTCATGGCTCATCAAGAGACTGAAGCTCTAGAAATATACTGGACAGAGCTTAGTCATAATGATATCATACGAGAAAATGTAGGAGGAATATAATGATAACAATATTAGTGGTGATTTTAACAGTACCTACTATACTAGATGTAATAGATGTAGTAGTCACACAAGTTTTATAATGGAGGAATATAATGTTACTTATCTTTTTATTAAATTTATTGTTTTAGGATTTATTATATGTCATATATAATAATACAAATTGAAAACCCTTTAGACTTAGAGAGCATATCTGTACTACCAGATGAGAATGATCTAAAGATTAAACAGTTTAGAAACCAAGAAGATGCTGTTAGGTTTTTAGATAAGCATGATATGCTCGAAGAACTTGAGTATGATGCAAAGATTGTGAGGTTACATTGAGAATATTAATTATATTATCGGTAATGTTTTATACTTTACCTAGTAAAGCCAATGACTTAGACTGTTTAGTTGAAGCAGTATACTATGAGGCTAGGTCAGAAGGAATAATACCTAAGATAGCAGTAGCTAATGTAATACTACAACGAGTTAAGAGTAGTCGATATCCTTCTACGATATGCGGGGTTGTTCATCAAGGTAAGCATAGTAATGGTAGGATCATACGTAACAAATGTCAGTTCAGTTACTACTGTGATGGTAAGAAAGAAAGAGTAAAAGATTATACATCCTTACTAGAAGTATTAGATGTAGCATCTTTAGTACTGGAGGGTGTGCTTCTTGAGAGAACTCAAGGAGCTACCCACTACCATGCTTACTACGTTAAACCAAGGTGGTCTATCAATAAAAGGTTTAAGAATTTAGGTAGGGTAGGAGCGCATATCTTTTACATTGACAAAGGAATTTAGATTATGTATCATCCAATTGAAGTTACAGCTATGATTAAAAAGGAAACAGGTATGCGTGATAAACATATTGAAATATTAAAGAAGCAGAACGAGGAGCTACAGTACACAGTAACAAAGTTACGAGAAGAGCTAGGACGTTCTGGTAAAACAACATGGGTAGAGAGTGATGTCTAAAAACTTTTGGGTTATTGAGAGAAAGAAATTATTACGATCTGTTGTAAAAGAATACGAAGAAGAAGGTTACGATAGGAAGGAGGCTACCAACATGGCTAAAGAAGAAGTCAATGAGATTATGGATCAGAAGTTAGGACTGGTTCATCAGATATGGGAGGACACTTATGAAGAATAAGTGGGAACTAATTCTTCCAAAGGAATTAGGCAATGTTATTATTGAAACTTTTAGTAGTGAAAAGTTAGCCGAAGAAGAAAGAGATAATAGAAATAGGTTATGTATTGCAATGGGGTATACACCTGATGTTAAATATATTATCCGACAAGTTAATTAAATCCTTATAGAGGGAGTACTTACGTACTCTATAAGGATTGTAATTACATAGGAGATTTTGATGTCACTTGCCTACACTAAAGGAAGTTGTGATCACTGTGGTTCAAGTGATGCCAACACTAAGTATGAAGATGGACATTCGTTTTGTTATAGTTGTAAAAAATATATCAATGGAGATAAAGATATGGAAGTACAGAAAGTTGTGCCGATGACTAACCATGCCAACAGTACCCTTAAGACTGAAGGTATAATAGATGCTATTACTGAGCGTAGGATAGCTAAAGATACCGCAAGACTATACAACACTCAAGTTAAAAAGACAGGTACTATGAGTACCCATCACATCTACCAGTACTTCGATAAGAATGGTACTCATGTAGCTAATAAAGTACGTGAGGTACAGTCTAAAAGGTTTTGGTCTGAAGGTAATCTCGCAAGTTCTGGGTTGTTTGGTCAGAATATATTCGGTAAGGCTGGTAAGTTTATCACAGTATGTGAAGGTGAGATAGATGCTATGTCTGCCTATGAGTTGCTTGGTAGCAAGTGGCCTGTTGTATCCATCAAGAATGGTGCGGCATCAGCCCTTCAGAATTGCCGTGACTCCTTTGAGTATCTTAATAAGTTTGAGAAGGTTGTCCTATGTTTCGACAATGATAAGCCCGGAAAAGAAGCAGCACTACAAGTAGCTGACCTGTTCGAGCCTAATAAATGTTTGATCATGGACATGGATCTTAAGGATGCTAATGATTATCTCAAGACAAACCAACGTGAAAAGTTTAATAGGTGTTGGTGGAATGCTAGTCCTTTTACTCCAGCAGGTATCGTAAACCTAGCTGATCTAGGCACTACCTTGTACGATGAGAAGTACTGCGAGACAGTCCCTTATCCTTGGTCTGGTCTTAACACCAAGACCTATGGTATCAGAACTGGTGAGCTAGTGACCTTTACTAGCGGTGCTGGTATGGGTAAGTCAAGTATCATTAGAGAACTGATGCACCACATCATGAGCAATACCAAAGATAACATTGGTGTGCTTGCAATGGAGGAGAACATTAGAAATACTGCATTCAATCTGATGAGTGTAGAAGCTAACCAAAGACTATACATCAAAGAGATACGTGAGAAGTTCAGTATGGAACAGCTAAAGGAATGGCAAGATAAGACCATTGGTTCTGGTAGGTTCTTCGCCTTCGATCACTTTGGTTCTATATCTAATGACGAAATACTGAGCCGTATTCGCTTCATGGCTAGAGCATTAGGTTGTAAGTGGATCATACTTGATCACCTATCTATCTTAGTATCAGGTCAAGAAGATAATGGTGATGAACGTAAGTCTATTGACATTCTTATGACCAAGCTACGTTCTCTTGTAGAAGAGACAGGCATAGGCTTGTTACTTGTCAGCCATCTACGTAGGCCATCAGGTGATAGAGGTCATGAGGATGGACGAGAGGTGTCTCTGTCGCACCTTAGAGGGTCAGCATCTATAGCCCATCTATCTGATAGTGTCGTAGCATTAGAGCGTAATCAACAGGCTGATGATCCTGCTGAAGCTAATACAACTACCATTAGAGTTCTTAAGAATAGATACACTGGTGATACAGGTATAGCTTGCCGCTTGCATTATGATAAAGAATCTGGTAGAATGACAGAGATTGATAACCCATTCATGGAGAATGAAGAAAATGATAACAGCAATAGTTGATATCGAAACAGATGCTCTTGATGCTACTCTTATACATTGTATTGTAGCCCGTAACTATTCTGATGGAAAAGAAAAGGTATGGGTAGGTGACGAATGTAAAGAGTTTGCATCATGGTCTAAACGTATTGATAAGTTTATAATGCACAATGGAGTTAGCTTTGATGCACCTATACTTAATAGGTTAACAGGATCAAACATAAAAGTAAATCAAGTTAGAGATACTTTGATTGAGTCACAGCTATACAATCCAATAAGAGATGGAGGGCATTCACTGGCATCATGGGGTGAGAGATTGAGGTTTCCAAAGGGTGACTTCAGTACCTTTGATATGTATACACCTGAGATGCTAGAGTATTGCCGACAAGATGTACGACTAACCCATAAGGTAGCTCAAGAGTTAGAGAAAGAAGGTAAGCAGTTCTCTACTAAAAGTTATGACCTTGAGCTTAAGGTTAGGGCTATCGTAGATCAGCAAGAGAAGAATGGTTTTACGTTCAACTTACGTGAGGCTATGTCTTTCCTTGCTGTCTTAGAAGAAGAGCAACAGTCACTTGAAGATAAAGCTCAAGAGATGTTTGAACCTGTTGAAGTTCAGCTAAAGACTAAGATAAAATACATACCATTTAATATAGCAAGTCGTAAGCAGATAGCTGAACGACTAATGGAACGTGGCTGGAAGCCTAAGAAGTTTACTGACAAAGGTAATATCATAGTATCAGAAGAAATACTTGACACTCTTAAAATGCCAGAAGCTAAGATGTTTAGCAGATACTTTCTACTACAGAAGCGTACTGGTTTAGTCAGAGCATGGATAGCTGCTTGTCAAGATGATAACAAAGTACGTGGCAGAGTAATGACATTGCGTACCATCACTGGACGCATGGCTCACAACTCTCCCAACATGGCTCAAGTACCGGCATCCTACTCACCTTACGGTAAGGAGTGTAGATCACTATGGACTATCTCTAATCTCAATACTCATGTCTTGATTGGCACTGATGCATCTGGGTTAGAGCTACGTTGTCTTGCTCACTACATGAATGATCCTGCCTTCACTCATGAAGTTGTTAATGGTGATGTTCATACTGCTAATATGAAAGCTGCTGGTCTTACTGATCGTGATCAAGCTAAGACTTTTATCTATGCTTTTCTTTATGGTGCTGGAGCCGCTAAGATAGGTAAGGTTGTAGGTGGTTCAGCTAAAGCAGGGCAACAACTTATAACTAAGTTCTTATCTAACATGCCAAAGCTTAAAGAACTTAGAGAGAATATTATAGAAGCTTCTCAGGTAGGAACTATATCCGCACTTGATGGTAGACTTCTACACATTAGAGCAGACTATGCCAGCTTGAACACTCTGCTACAGGGTGCAGGAGCTATCATATGTAAGCAGTGGCTTGTGCATATTATGGAACGTATACGTAAGTCAGGTGTCGATGCTAAGTTAGTTGCATCTATACATGATGAATACCAATTCGAGGTAGCTAAGAAAGATGCCGAAGAATTTGGAAAGATCACTAAGGATGCAATGAAAGATACTGAGAAGACACTGAAGGTTAAGTGTCCTCTTGATTGTGAATTTAAAATTGGAACCACATGGATGGAGACACATTAAATGTATTATCTTAATAATAAACAAGAAACCTTTTGTCAATCTTTTATTGCTTGTCATAGTGCAACTGAAGCTGCTATAATAGCAGGTTATTCAGAAAATTCAGCAGCTAACCAAGGCTATAGACTTCTTCAAAGAGATGATATTAAAACAAGAATACTTGATATTGATACAGATACAAAATATTATAATAATAATGATATAGATAAAAGCAGTGACTATAGAAGATATTGTTTTATTTATTTTATTGCAGGAGTAGATAGTGACGGCCTAGAGTTATCTACTCCTGTAAAAATAGGAATAACTAATAATCTTAAACAAAGATTACGAACTTTACAAACTAGTTCTTGGATTCCTCTTAGTGTTATACACTCATCTACTTTCTCGAATAGTCAGATTGTTTTAGAATTAGAACAGACATTACATGAATGTTTAAAAGAAGTAAATGCAAGTGGAGAGTGGTTTAATTTAAGTAGAAAAAATGTAGATGACTTAATAGATTTTATTGAAGATAATAAGTATGGTAAAGATGTAGGCAAAAGATATCAAAAGAAAAGCTACTACGTAGAACATTTACAGTTATGTAAAAATTGTTTAAATAATTTTATTAAATCTAATATTATCTAAAGGAGATACATTAAATGGCACATAACAATCGTAAGTTTGACAGACAATCCTACATAGCTAACGATGAGAGAGCTAAGAAAGCAATCGTAAGTTACCTTGTAGCTAATAAGTTCACAGACATTGAAGCTAAAGAAGATTACTTCTTCGATGTATCAGCTAAGAAAGATAAGAATTATTTTTTTGAAGTTGAGGTGAAGAACCAGTGGGGTTCTAGTTGGAACCCTTCATGGAAAGAAGTCCGTATCCCAGAAAGAAAAAGGAGATTGATCGACAAGAAAAATAAAGAATACCCTGACCATGATTTATATTTTGTGGTCTTCAATACAGACTGTACTCAAGCTTGGTTTATTAAAGATGATACAGTCAGTAGCTCTACTGTAGGTAAGATACAAAACTCTAGGAGAGTTGGTGAACCGCATCTTAAGGAACCCTTCTTTCACATACCTACAGAACAAGCAAAATTAATTACTAATATAACTTGACAATAAAATATAAGTATGTTACTATAAGTCACAGTCAAAAAAGGAATACTCCTTAATGATTGTGTTGCATGTCACAATGGAGTGACGATAGAAAAGGAAATAAAAATGAACGATCCAGTATATATTACAGGTAAATGCCATTATGCTTCAATCACTGAGCCTAACACTAAGTTTGAGCCAGTATGGTCAATCCAAGTTGAAGTAGATGATAACAATCGTTCAGTAGTTGAAGCTGCTGGACTTACAATAGCCAACAAAGGTGATGATCGTGGAGACTTTGTTACCATTAAACGTAAAGTAGAACGTAAGGATGGCACTCAACGTCAAGGACCAATAGTAAAAGACTCCCAGAATAATAGCTGGGACGGTAAGTTAATTGCTAATGGTAGTTTAGTTAATGTTAAAGCTATACCTTTTGAGTGGAACTATGCAGGGAAGTCAGGTATATCTGCTGACCTAGCTGCTGTACAAGTAGTAGACTTTATTGAGTACACTAGTGGTGCAGGTAACGACTTTGCTGTTGTTGAAGGTGGTTACGTAACGGATTCTTCTTCTGAAGAAATTCCTTTTGCATCTTAATTTAATTAATTAAGGGAGACTTGGGGGGTGGAAATTGTTAGTGGTTTCCATCTCCTATTTTTTATAACATGAAAACAGTTGATACATTAGTTAAAGATATATACGATCTGTTCTCTCTTGATCCAATTAAGATGGATGAGAAGGAAGTAGATAAACATATTGATACCTTTGGTGAGATGCTTAAGGTTCACATCAAAGCTTTCATGTATGAACAGCCACGTACTAGAGGGAACTTAAGATTATCTGCGATAGGTAAGCCCGATAGACAGCTATGGTATGATGTCAATAGTAAGAAAGAGATTGAAGACCTAGCACCTAGTACAAGAATTAAGTTTCTATATGGTTACATCTTAGAAGAACTTCTTCTACTGTGTGCCTCTATTGCAGGTCATAAGGTTACTGATCAACAGAAAGAAGTTAGTGTCGAAGGTGTCTTAGGACATCAAGATGCTATGATAGATGATGTCTTGGTTGATTGTAAGAGTGCATCAGGCTTTA